AGAAATATCAACACCTAAGGAACTGCTATACCATAAAGAGCATATAGTTTTAACACTAACATTTAAATCTTTTTCACTGCGAGTATCAAATGATTGAGATACTTCATAATTAGTACCATCTGATCCACTTAAATACCAAGCTCCACCACCACCTGAAATATATTGAGGGTTGAAAGAACTTGTTACATAGTGGTTAGTGCTATCTGTACCACTAGAAGACCATGCTATGTTTGAATCTTTAAACGCAGGTGAAAGCCAAGTACATCCATCTGATGTAATGGGAACATCTAGATAAGTTCCAGTTCCATTCCACCAATATTGTGCTACAGGGTATATATAAGCTTCTATAGATTCTACTATACCTTGTGCTGTTGCTATATATTGTCTAAAATTAACATCCCATTCAGCCCCTTTAATTTTATTGTTTATAACATCTTCAATTTCATCTTGAACAAATTCTGTTAATATTCTAGCTACTTGTGGGTTAGAATCTACTGCTATGTTTAAATTAGATATTTGATTAACAGGGTCTATACCGGTATTCATATTGGGGTAAAATGAATATAATGTAGCATCTTTATGAGGAAAAATTTTATATATCGCCATTTTATTTGGTTTAACGAGGAGGTTGTAAATTATTTAAAAATTGATTTCCACTACCTAAATCAGCAGGCAATTGATTTAGTAAATCTTGAGTTTCTGGAGGAGGAGTATTAACTACTGGTTTTGGAGTTTCAGGGATGTTTATTTGATCTTCTGGTTTTTGGGAATCTAAATAAGTATTATTTGAATTCCATTGTTGAATGATAGTTTTATAATATTTACCATCTTTTGTTTTTAAAGCTCCTCCAGGAAATGGAGATTCTCCATTAATATTAGATGTTTTAATATTTACATATTCTCCATTTGGAATGTTAGGTATATTAGTTCTATTAGGTCCTCCTAATGGGAGAGGGTTTTCAATATCTAATTTAGTCTTTTCAAAAATACTATTATTTAATACTTCATCTCCTTCAGTTCCAAAAGCACTATTATTACTAGCTGCTTCCTGAAAATTATCTAGGTAAGTATTATCAGGAGTATAAGTATGACTATAATCATATTGAGGTGCATTTATGGGACCTCCTGCAGGGTTAGAATTGGTTAAATCATAACTTGTTTTATCAGCAGATCTAAATTTATTACCCCCTTCAACAAATGGACTTATATATTTATTTTTAGTCATAATTTAATTTATAATGGTACTACTCTACCTTTAATATCTTCATTCAAATATTTTACTTCAAAAATACTAGGATCTAAACTTGGATATATTACTTTATTTGAGGTCGCTGCTTCTATATCATACCCATACTGTGAATATCCTTGAGAAGTTCCTGCCTTATTTGAAAATTTGACATCTTTAACAGTTTGAACACCTTCAATTCTATCTAATCTTACAAATAAATCTTGTATTAAAATTGGCTGATTTATTTGCCAGTTATCTTTATTAAAATATTCTTGTAAAGATGTTATGCAAGATAATATTACCTGGCTATTTATAAAGTTAGGTAATACTACTATTTCAAAATCTATAGCTATATTAATAACATATGCATCTTTTATTTCAATGCTATCACCTATCATTTTATATTGTGATAGGTAAGTTCTTAAATTCTTTTTTAATGTTTCTGTAGGGGTTGAAAATTGACCTGCACTATTTTGAGATAAAATATACATACATAAAGTTTCAACTGTAGTGGTTTGATTATCTAAAGTTGGTTTTTCCATATATAATTTAGTAATAGTACCAAAATCTGAAGGCATACTTAATGCTCTAACCATATAATCATCTAATGTAACAGTTCTTTGTTGAGCAGCTATCTGCATCAAAGTATTTTGTCTAATTTGTTCATCTGTATCTCCTGCTGCTCCACCATCTGCTGCTTTAGGATTAGCAGCTGCTATGGAGGCAAAAACCGTATTAGCTATTGTACTATTTAAATTAGAATTATTAAATGAAACATTATCTCCTGAAAGTTGAGTTAATTCACCTGCTGAAATATTAGCTCCAACTCCCCCACCTGTTAAATATCTTACTGTTAAAGTAGTATCTGAAGGTGCTATACCATAAGTATTTGTAAATAAAAAGTTTGTAGGTGAATATGCCGTTGTAAGTTTATCTTGTTCAAATGGTAAACCTATACCTACATTATTTGGGTTAGGTGTTATTAATTCATCTGTGTCATTAGGATTACCTGCTCCAAATTGAATTTGTAAATTGTTTTCTGAAATAAATCTGGTAGCAAAACGTCTTTGTACTTTTTTTAATTGTAATAAATAAGGTACTTCACCAGCATCTGCTACATTATTAGGATCATTTGGGTTAGTATTTTTTATGCTATCAAATACCATTTCTTGACCTAAATAATCTACTTCATTCCATTTATTATTATTAGAATCAGTAATATCTAATATCTTTAATATATTATTTCCTTCTATATCAATTGTAGAAAACTGTTCTGGGGCGCCAAAGGTAAATGTTTGAGTATTAATAGTTGCAGAAATGGCTTTTCTTGTCTTTTTTAAAAGAAAAAATTCAGGTATATCTCCTGAAGTTAAATAAATAGTAACTTCTGTAGGATCTAAAGAACTTGAAACTGAAAAATCACATTTATCTTGAATTAAAAAATTAATTGAAGAATTAGATGTTGATGTTACTGAGGTATTTTCTCCTAAAGTTAAAGCATAATTATAATCAGGTACATATTCAGATCCTGAAAGAATAGATGGTATTTGTTGATATAGTTCTATATCTACTTGAGCTGCTGTTGTTGCTTTAGGTTTATATCCAAACATATAGGCTAACTCATATAAGTTATTTGTTTGCCTGGCTAATGTTGTGAATGTTTCTTGTAATTGGTTATCTAAGTAAAATGACATTATATCACTTACATAAGCTGCTTGCTCCATAAACATCATACCTGGTGATGTAGGAGAGAAATCATTATAAGTATTAGGAAAATAAGTTTTAGAATATTCTATTAACCTAGCTCTAATATTAGAAAAATCTCTATTTAAATATTTTATGTCTCTATTTACTTCCATTATTCAAAATCTATATTTAATGAATCATTAATTCCTGTGTTTTTAATATTATAATCAAGAGAAACAGATATACTATTATCATTAATATTTTTAAGAACATTAAGATCAAGAATATTAATTGTGGGAAAAAAATTATTTAAGTTTGATTGAATAGATTGTTTTAAAAAATCTAAATTATCATCTTGTATTTGTTCAAATATAAAACTCCTTAACCCTCCCCCGAAATTAGGATTTAAAGGACGTTCACCAGGATTAGTTAAAAAATAATTTATTAAGTTATTTTTAATAGCAGCCGCTGTTGTATAATTAGGTTTAAATACCCCAGGAGCAGAAAAAGGTAAATCTATTCCTACTGCAGCACTTTTATTAAAGTCAATTGGTGATATTTGTCTAGCATTAAATGCCATTATTTAGTCATTAACCCCATTATTTGATTCATATCAACTTCCCCACTAGGTAAAGCTCCATTTGCTGAAGTAGTATCTATATTGCCTGTAGGGTTAAATGGTTTATTACCAAATCCTTGAGCATGTGAACTATTCATATTTAATCCTGTTTCACCTATAATATCCATATATGCTTTTCTTTGTTCAGCTAATGATTTTTTAGGTGTTTGTGTAACAGGTGCAGGTGTAGTTGATGTAATACTTTCTTGTATTGGTTGTGTAGCTACAGCTTTAGGTGCTTTAACTGCTTCTAGTAAAACTTCCTTTAGCTCTTCTTGTATAGCCTCTCTAACGGCTTCTTTAATTATTTTTTTAAGTGCTTCGGTTTTCATTGTTGTGTTTGTTATAAATATTAAATTAATCTGCTTTTAAATCGTTTTGTTTAATGTAAAATATTAACTCATTTATGAGTATTTGGTCATTTGAAGAAAATGAAGGTTCTCCTTGGAGCATAATTACTCCTGCCTTATTTCTAGCTACTGCTCTTCTTCTTTTAAGTTGATCATCAGTTGTGCCACTTATAGATATTACAGACATTTCAAACCCATTTACATTTGTAACTATAGAATTTCCTTGTAATGCTTGATTTTGGGTTGATTTTAGTAAATCTGAGTTAATTCTTTCTTGAGTTGCTAATAAATCATTAGCACCCATATCATTAGCACATTTTTCTAATAAACTATCTAGCAATGCCATATAAGTTAATAATTTTTGTAATAATTGTAATAAGATATTTAAAACTAATTCAACAGAAGTTAATATTATTTTTGCCTTACCTATAACTATAGCTATAACTTCTTGGACTGATTTGTTTTGGGGTGGAGTAGGAAAACTTGGGATTTTTGAGGTAAAAAGTTTTGTAATATCAGGTGCAAAAGGTATACTAGGAAAAGCTAATATAACAGCACTAAGGGTTTGAAATACTACATCCGCTATAGTAACTGCTTGATTTAAAAAACTAATACTATCTTTTACTGTGTTTAAGGCTTCAAATAAATTATTTAATTGTTTTGTTAATTTATCTTTTTTTTCTATTGCGATTTTTAATTCATCCATGTTAGCAGGACATATTACACTTAAATCCTCAGGAGATTTACCAATAGCTGCCGCAGCATTAGTTATTCCAAAAGCTGCTAATTGTTGTAATACAAATGGTAACATTTGAGTTTTTAGTTGTTTAACTAATCTTTGAAGAAAAGCGTCTATAAAAAAACCTTGAGGATCTTTAAGTTGTTCTGCTGCTGTAACGGATTTAACTTGAAAATCTTCTAATGGAGCTTCTTTAATAATTTCTTCTTTATTTATTTGTGAAGTGTTTAATTCTATAATTCCTATATCTTTTCTAAGTATTAAAATATTATTTTCAGTATTTTTAAAAGGAGAAAAATTAGCTTTAGTTTGGTAACCTTCTAAAGAAAATGTTAAAGTAAAATTTTTATCTTTTTGATACTCTCCCTTTAAAACAAAGTCTCCAGAGGGTTCTGAATAAGTAAGACTTCCTATTAATCCTGCACTTTTAACATCATCTTCTATTAAAACATCTGATAATGGATCTAGATTACCTCCATCTATTACTTTTCCTGTAATAGTATAATTATAAAAATTTTGTGGAGGTTCAGTTTGAGTTTCTACTATTTCTAATACCCCAAATTCTTCTAACCCCCCCGATAATTCTTTTATATTATTATTCATGGTTTCCAACACTGAATCAGCTAATCCTCTATAATCAAAATCCGTAGTGGTTTTATCAGCTAATATAGCACTTTGTCCCTGGATTGGAAAGGAAAATTCTTCAGTGTTGTAAGTATCCGTAAATAATTCTCCTAAACAACCTATTTCTTTTTGACCATCTATTTCTCTAAATTCAAATGAAATTTGACCTCTAGGACCACCAGTAGGAATAGAGGATCTAACTACATAAACATCTACTTCTTCTTCTTCATTATTTGATACTGGTTCTGGTTCTGAGTTTAGTTTAATTGATTTAAAAGTTAAATTACCTTGTAGTCCGTAAGTATTTACTAACTGGTTATTAACTTCAATTATAGCTTCTTCTGCTAAAATATCAGGTGAGGCAGACATTGAAGATTCACCTATAAAAAAAATATCTACTGTAATACCATTAGGAGTAGTATCTTTAAAATTAGTTATAGCTCTAGAATCAAATCCTTGATCTTCAATAATAATAGTACCATTTAATTCTACACCACCTGCAGATGTAATTTGATATTTAGCTATATCTGCCATTATATAGTTTTAACATTTTTTGATTTAATAGATTCTAAATTTTGTTGTATTAATTCTAAAGTAGTTTCTACATTAGCATATACTAAATTCTTTTGTGAATCTGCAGTAACTGTAGTTGGGTCTATAGCCATTGTAGATGTTTTTAATACTGCTAACATTTGAAGTAAAGCTTTTAACATTTGATCTAATTGAAAATAAAGAGTATCTCCTTTAATAACTGATTCTCTGGCATCTTTACTACCTAATCTTATGTTTCCAGCATCTATAAGAAAATTTTTAGTATTAATATTTACAGACCCATTTGTAGATAAATTAATTGATTTTTGAGCACTTAATAATACCGAATCAGTTTTAGCATTTAATATTATTCTATCCGAATTTAGAATGATTTGGGGATTTTGAAAACTTTGAACTGATTCGGGGGGTGAAGGAAATGACCTGTAATTTTCACTTGATGGGAATAGGGGTATTGTTTGTGTTGAAGTAAGATATATTGAAGATAAATCATTATTTACATCTTCAGTAACATGAGACCACCCTCGGTTAGATGAATTATTAGGTTGACCATTTCTAAGTATAGTAATAGGGTCACCTGTTATACCTGTAGAAGACCATTCATTTAAAGGTGGTAAAGAACCATCTTCAGGTATATTTGTACTACCTAATCTTATAGTATTACTCCATCTTCCTTGATGTATTATGTCTCCACTAAAGGGTAATAAAGGATGAATATTTTCTCTTTCTACGAAAGTTCTTTGACTGGGGTTATTTTCACTATTTAAATCAATTCCAGCAGGAGTGGTAGGTTTTTGTCTTGTAATTCCTTGGGAAATTTGTTGGTTTGTTTGTTGACCCTTAACAGAAGTATTTAATTGTCCCGCATTAGGAAAGGCATTATGGTGGGGGTGATTCCATAAACTAATCATGTTTACATAATAAAATACTTCATTTGAAGATCCCTCATTTAAATTATCTCCTGGGAGTTTTTGAATTAAAACTAATTCATTAACTAAAGGGTAAGATGAAAATTGAGGATAAAAAGGTTTAGCAAAAGTTGTTCCAGGTGCATTATGGTTTTGTATTTCAAAAAATATACCTCCTATAGCACTTGATCCCCCATATTTTTCTATATTGGGGTATTGGTCATTTAATATAATATCTTTAACTCTACCCACAAAAACTGTATCATGTCTTGCAATAAAATTATCAAATATCCCAGATTTTAAGGAATTATTAGCTTGTATCCCTTTTTTAAACATTTAATCTTCTTTTTTAGGTGGCAATTGTAAGTTTTGGATTTCATTTAATAACTGTTCTTTTTCAGCTTCACTTATACCAAATCCATTATCTTCATTACCTTCGTTTGCAAATATACGTTGAAAAATTGTAGCAACTTTTATAAGTGCTTCATCGTTTTTAATGCCTAATTCCATGTACTCTTTAATAAGTGGTACTATCATTGTAGCAT